TCAGTCCTCCTGCCATCTCCAGGATGGCCAATAATATCCCTGACCGAAGCGCGCGCCAGCATGAAGCGCGCATGTACGGTCCCGTTCTGTTTCAATGCCTTCAATAAGCACATTCGCAGCAATTTTTGAACAAAGGGTGACCAGCTGTGTCAGCGCCGGCGTTTCACGTAAACGCCAGAAAGCGATCTTATCGATTTTTATTCCGCATAACGGCAGGCGACAGGATAAAAATGCTTGCCCTGACGCTTCATCAATATCGTCCAGCCAGATCCGGTGTCCCCGCGCGGTCAACTGCTGAAGCGCACAACTCACCCTCTGACGTACCGGGTCTGAGAGTGAAAAGAACGAGGCAGGTTCCACGAGTTCAATGTTCAGCGGTGGGCTGTTAAGTTGCAGTAAACGCTGGAACATTTCCGGTATGGTCAGAACGGTTATCGGCAAATTTATGAAAAGGTTGTCACAAGGGAAGGGGTTTTTTAACGCGGCGATCTGTGCTTCCAGCAACACAAGCGCCCGGGTGGCTGACCAGTCCTGGAAAAAGCTTTCGCTTTGCTGATGCGGCGACAGCACGCTGAGCACTTCGGCTCCCACCGCGCGTGAAGAGGAGAGGGCGACAATAGGTTCAAGCTTAATGCCTGTAATGTCGTGTGAGATGTGCTGCACGCACGAGGGAAAACCTGTCTGCTCTGGCGCTGTCACTCCGTCGTCCTGTTCACTTCCAGCCTCCAGGCGGCCGGGATACCGCAGGACAGTGTGAAGGTGAAGTAAACAGGAAAACAGCAGGCGTTACTTAAAAGCGGCTAAGCCTTTTCGCAGCCCGTAAAAGAGGGATAAATGTTGAAAAAACAGCCGTATTTACAATCAGCTAGTCATTATCGCCAGAGAAGGCGGAAAAGGCATTGACTCACTACGCATTGACCGTATAATTCCAGGCGTTTCACCACCGCGAAGTACACTCTTCTCCGTGCGCCCTTAGCTCAGTTGGATAGAGCAACGGCCTTCTAAGCCGTAGGTCGTAGGTTCGAATCCTACAGGGCGTGCCATTAAATATCATACGCTTAAGCCAGTTTCAAACCAGCCTGATTTTCTCCTTGTGTCGTATTTGTGTCATGGTTGCCAAAAATGGCATCAATTTTCCGTGCGTGTTCGCTTAAATGGTTCGGTGCCAGGTGAGCATATCGACGGACCATTTCGATTGACTCCCAGCCTCCCATTTCCTGAAGAACAGACAACGGAACTCCAGACTGAATTAACCAGCTCGCCCAGGTATGGCGGAGGTCGTGAAAACGGAAATCCTCAATACCAGCTTTTGCCAGGCCAATTCGCCACGCACTGTTATCGTCGACACGCATTTTCCTGACTGCCGGGGTGACAGTCTTATCCGGGCGCGTTGATGGCTTCGTGTGAACGAATACCCACCTGGAACTTTTACCAATCTGATCCCTTAACACCCTGCATGCGGTATCATTCAGAGCTACGCCGATAGCTTTGCCCGCCTTCGCGTTCTCCGGATTTACCCATGCAACCTTTCTCTGCATATCGACCTGCTGCCACTCCAGATCAATGATGTTGGAGCGGCGCAGGCCGGTTGCCAGTGCAAATATCACCACCGGCTTTATCGACTCCGGCATGCAGGAGATAAGCCGTTCTGCCTCGTCCCTGGTCAGCCATCGGATGCGTTTGCTGATCGGCTTTTTCGTTTTTATAACCGGGGCCGTTTTAATCCAGCCCCAGTCATTAGCGGCAGCCTTGAAAAGAGATCGCATGAACGAAAGGTGCTGGCTCTTTGTGGCCTGGCTTACCGGCTTCTCAACATACGGAGGCGGTTCTTTCCCCCGGCGTATAGCCGCGTCCCGGCGCGACTCCCAGACCTGAATATGCTTACGGTTGACCATCTTCGAAACAGCTTCATGAACCTGATCAGCTGTGATTGTTGAAATATCCCGGCCGGAGAAATTCCGCAGGAAATATTCGATTTTGGTCTTATCGTCATCGAGGGACCGCTTATGCTCCTTCTCGCGGATCCACCTTATGCAGCATTCCTCAAATGTCCTCGCCGGCAGATCCCCGATTTTATCAACCCGCCACGCTTCAGCCTTCAGCTTGTCGTGCAGCTCCTGCGCTTGTTTCTTGTCCCCCGTACCAAGAGATCGTCTAATTCTTTTCCCTGACGGCGTAACGAAATGACAGTGCCAGACGCCGCCTCTGAGGGTGATTGACATAAAATTTCTCCTTTATGTTCACCCGCGCTCGCGGAAACAGGATCGCGCGGGTCATGTAAATACGCAATACAGGCGACGTCGGTCGTTCGGTATTTGTTCCCGATCTTCTTCCCGGCCAGCTGCCCCGAGTCGATAAGACGGTAGACAGTTCTCGGTGAGGTGATTAGTAGCTCGGCCGCCTGTCTGGCTGTCAGTGTTTTTGCCTCAACCATGCATTTCCTCCAGGCAAAAAAGAACCCGGCGCGGGGCCGGGCAAAAGGGATCACGAGGTGGTGCTTTCGCACCCAATAGCCAGCTCATAACTGGCTATCAGTTGCGTCATTCGTCTTCGTCTTCGTCCCAGTCCTCGTCGTAATATGGCGAGGCGAGAAGTGGGTTGGTTGCTGAGAGAATCTCTCCGGCTGCGCCCTGCCGCTGAAGTCGGCGAAGCGCTTCATATAGCTCAAAGGCCTCTGTTCGCTCGTCACCTATATCGAGGGCGCATGCAACCTTGTGCGCCTCTGTGACCAGAGTTGATAGCTGGCTTCTGATGTCCTGAATGGTGCTCATAATCCTCCTTACGCCGCGCGCTGGGCGCGCAGCTTCTTCAGGTGTTCTGCTGTTTCGATTTCTTCGGCGATCCGCTCGGCCTCTGCTTTGGTCAGCGGTTCAAATTCGTGTTGAAAGCGGCCCATGCTGGCGATACAGGTGCGACCGTTGCGGATGTAGTGGATTACTTCGTGGGTTGCCCGGAGGATTTTGCATGGCGCGCCGTGGGGATCGGCGTACCAGGTATTAGGCTGGATTATCCTGAACATGGTCTGAGTCCTGATTGCGCTTTATTTCCTTTCGGTATGCTGCAACCTCTTTGGCTTTCCTTTTCTGCCGCGGTGATGGCTTTGCGTGCTCCCAAACAAAAGGCCAATTGCTACCCCATACCAACCAGCGTCTATTGCTGATTCGATATGTGTTATTGATGTGTGCACCAAGCAGCCTACGGGCTTGTCGGTTGTTCATGACAGTCCTCTCTGCTTATTCTTCAACTCGATGACGGATTGGCACTCCGCACAGGTCTGGCAGCCTGGAACGGCAGCGCGCCGCGGCTCTGGAATTGGTTCGTCGCATTCTTCACAACGCTCAGCTGATACGGCGTTACGGTCGATGCGATGAGCGGAAAGGGCAGCGTTACGCTGAAGCTCTTCAATCTCTGCTGCGGTATCGATGATATCGGCCATAATCACTGCTCCCATGTCTTAAGATTCTCCCCGCAAAAGGGGCAGAAGTTCATAGCGATTCCACGTCCGACATACTCGCCGGAGTGTAGTTGCGCAATATCGATTGCCGGCTTGCCAGTGTTGAAATTCACTCGCTCAGGGATAAACGCGCCTTTCGATCGATATGATGGGTTTCCATACTCGAGGGCCTTAGCCAGCATGTCGCAGCGATTAATTAGATTTCCATCCAACGTACACTTATCGCTCATGGTCAATGCTCCCGGAACTGTCGGTTAATTCGGTTGAATGTGAATGCCAGCAATAAAAAGGGAGCCTTAACCTCCCGGGTGATTAGTGCCTTCATGCTTACCCTCTCTTGATATAAGCCACAGGAATGTGTGTGCATTCATATCCAGAAGAAAGGAGTTCTGCGTACACTTTATCGACAACGCGCTTGTCTCGATTGCACTGGTGAGTGCCGCCGCGTTTTGATTTGAAATACATGCCATCTTTCGTAAGCCAGTAGTTATCCAGCAATACCTCAGCACCATTTCGTGGGGTGGTAATGTCGGTCAAAGGGAATGGCTTAATGAATTTTTCCATGCTCATGCTGCACCGCCTTCATTCTTCTCGGCTTCGACTGCCATCTGCTCAAGCCGTCGCGATAACTCGGCGGCCAGCGTCTGGAATTCTTCCTCGGTCGCCACCGGAATCGGCACAAAGCGAATCCCGATGTGTGCGAGGTTGTTGGCGATTTCGAGGCTCTTCCTCAAATCAACGGGTGAGGCTCTGTTCATGCGGCGCGCCCCTCTTCCTGGAAGATAATTTCCATTTCCAGCTTCTCGGCCAGGGCATTCTCCGCTCGGGCACCAGCGGAGTGCTCCCAGCCTTCAAGCATGTAGATAGCATCAGCACAGCGAAGCATTGCCAGGCAGATGTCCATGTACTCGGCCTGGGTTAATCCATCTGGTAGACGGGCGGGATTCAGAACAATATGGCCTTTCGACCAGAGATGAAAATGCGCATGGTTAAAAGCGGCACGGTTAAAATTAGGTAGGCCGCTCATCGGTCCGGCAATATAAACTTTCACGATTCAACTCCGAAGCGGCGATTAAGCCGACCTGTGTAAACGACGAACTCCAGGAGGCTAACTCCCAGAGCTTCAATTTTCTTGTGATGCTTGTTGATGATGGGAGGCACCGTTTCGTTCCAGTTAGGCTTAGGCTTCTTGCGCATGGCCTGCTGGATTTCCTCGGTGCAGCGACGGCAGGCGGCGCGAATGGCGTTTTCATTTTCTGGCGTCATGCGGCCTCCCGGCGGGCGAGAAGTTTCGCCCCAAAAGCCATCAGCTCGTCCCGGTCCACAGTTGCGAAGTGGCAGTGTGTACGCGGGTACGGTCGCCAGATTATGAGCATCGACCCTTTGTTGTTGCCGCTTACCGGCTTACCGGTGACCGGGTTGATAAATGCCAGCCGCCCGGCTGTGATGAAGCGAACCTCGCTGGCGGTCTGGATAGCCTCCTTAAACCAGCCAACCGAAGTGTCTGCCGGAACCAGCATAACCGTGCCGATCTGATTTGCGCTTTCGGTAGCGGCCTTCTTAACGAACGGTGTGATGTCGCTGTATGGCGGATTCATCCAGACGTAGCCAGGCACATTCAGGTAATCAGACCAGGATGTTTCCAGCGTGTTCTGCTCAGCGGTGATGAACTTCCGGCACAGCGCGTTATGCGGCGCCGCGGCGGCATCCAGCTGGAAACAGAACTCAGCATCAAGGGAAGCGAAGAGGGCTGGCGGAGTGCGCCAGAGGTCGCGCTGGTCGAGCGGGGTTTTACTTCCACCATAATCACCATTCATCTTCTCGGCTGGCAGCGCGGCGGCGATGCGCTCACCAATCCATCGCATTACCGGTACCGCCATGCTGTTACCGATCGCTTTATAGCGTGGCCCGTCCGGGCATTCGTCTGCATTCTTCCCGCGCCAGCCGATCAGGGTGTGATTATCAGGAAAACCCTGAAGGCGCTCGCACTCAATCGGAGTAAGTCGGCGCACGGCAACACCATGCATTACCGCCGGTGCAAGGTTGGTTCCGCTGCTGGCGCTGGTTAATGTCGGTGATTGCTCTTCCGCATAACCAATGCCACCCGCTTTCGCACCCTGTCCGGCCTTGAACGCATACGCAATAGCTGGCGGCTGGCCGCTGTTAGCGTGGCTTTTATCGTGGTTTCCTGCACGAATCGTTGGCGATAAATCCGACGTAGCATCAGCGCCATTATCTTTGTAGCTAAATGCGATGCAGGCGTTTTCTTGTCCGTTGTTGCGGCCAAGTGTGTGCGCCAGTTCGCAATTGGTATCTGGATCCTGCGTACCGTGCACTGCGAAAGTCTCAGTATCAAAATCCAACCTGATTCCATGCGCGGTACAGGCGGTCGCCACATCAATATGACCGGCAGTATTGCCACCGCCAAAAGCAATCAGGTGTCCAGCTTGTGCCTGATTGTCGTCTGCGCCACACGTTCCAACGCCTCGTGCAGTAAGGGCGGCAACAGCCTTTTGCGTTTCTCGGCGCGGCGCAGAATCCCGGCGCACGCTGTCGAGCTCAAAAAGTACCGCTGCGGGATCGAATCCTCTTCGAGCACTTGCGACAACGAACACACGGCGGCGTCGTTGGGCCACTCCGAAAAATTGAGCATCAAGGACGCGCCAGGCAATAACCCTTTCTGGTCCAGACACACAACCTGCGTGCGTCCATTTTCCCCCTGCAGGCTGCAATTCACTGCTTTCTCCGGCAAGTCCTGCCAGAAAGCACCCGAAGGCATTGTCTTTGCTGCTGAGCACGCCGGGGACGTTTTCCCAGACGATGATTGATTCTGGCTCACCGCGTTCGCGGCGCTTTGCGTCGATTGCATTGGCTAATTCCACATAAGAGAGAGTTAACTGGCCGCGGTCATCAGACAGCCCTTCACGTAATCCGGCGATACTGAATGCCTGACAAGGCGTACCACCGACCAGAACATCAGGCGCTTCAACTTCTCCAGCGCGTACCGCATCGGCGATTTTGGTCATGTCGCCAAGATTGGTTACTTCCGGCCAGTGATGAGCGAGGACCGCTGAGGGGAATGGTTCGATTTCAGAGAACCAAGCAGGTTTCCAGCCGAGAGGCTCCCACGCTTTACTGGCAGCTTCGATGCCGCTGCACACGCTTCCGTATTTCATGCCGCCTCCTGCCTTTCCCGATATTCCTCAGCGAGCCGCTGCGCCTTTAATGGATTGCTAACCACTTCACCCCATGGCATTAGCCAGCCGTTACCAATGAAGGGGAGGCACACAGTACCAACCCTGATGTCGTCGTGAGCGTGAGTCATTAGTCACTCCTTGAAGCGCCGCCGAGGCCTTTGCGATTGTCATTCAGATATGGATCACATGGCCTGTAAGTCGATGGTTTTGCCGGTGATGTATCGTTCTCACGCTCCTCACGGATGATCTGGTAAAGCTCTTTGCGATCGGCGCGTTCTTGCGGGCTAAGTTTCCGGTCAGGGATTGGCCGGAGAAGATATTTTCGATATTCGGGGGTAAATTTGTTCATTGGTTTCTCCCGCCCGGGGGATGATTCAAAAGGGTATGTCGTCGTCGAAGTCCATCGGCGGTTCGTTAGATGGGGCTGGTGTTGACTGCTGCTGAGATCGAGGCCTTGCACCGCCGCTAAACTGATTTCCGCCCTGTGGCTGGCCGCCACCTGCTCGTGCCGCGCCACCGCTCTGACGACCACCCAGCATCTGCATTGTGCCGCCGACGTTGACTACCACCTCTGTGGTGTACTTCTCCACGCCAGCCTGATCTGTCCATTTGCGTGTACGTAACTGGCCCTCGATATAAACCTGAGAGCCCTTGCGCAGGTATTCACCTGCCACCTCAGCCAGCTTTCCGAACAGAACGACGCGGTGCCATTCCATTTGCTCTTTGAGCTCGCCGGTGGCTTTATCTCGCCATGACTCCGATGTCGCCAGCGTCAGGCTGCACACTGCGCCGCCGGACGGAAGATAACGAACCTCGGGGTCTTGACCGAGGTTACCTACGAGGATCACTTTGTTTACTCCGCGAGAACTCATTTAGCCCACCTTTTACCTGTTTTTATGTTGCTAATTAATGTCTTTGAAACACCCATGCTTGCAGCGATCGACAACTGGCTTTCCGAGCGCTCAAGGCGTTGCCTTATTTCCTCAACCTGCCATTCAGTTAGCCTGGCCCGATGATGAGCTTCACCTTTTCTTGCTCCGACGTGGCGACCCTTCAAAACTTTGTCGTCCATGTTTTCTTGCGCTGTTCCAAGGAAAAGATGCTGAGGATTAACGCAACATGGGTTATCACAACGATGGCAGACCATTAGCCCTGCCGGGATTGGGCCGTTGAAAAGCTCGAACGAGACACGGTGGGAAAGCAGCGTTATCCCGAACGCTACGAATTTCGTGTACCCACCTTTGTTTTTCGCATAAGTGGATTCCCAGCAGCCGCTTTCAGCGTCAATCTGATAACTGCTGTTGAATCGCTCAATGATCCCTCTAAGGTGAGACATTTACGCCGCCTGTTTAAGTTCTTTGAGTCGAATGCCAGTAACGTCTTTGCATTTGTTTTGGTGCTCAGCAAAGCCGTTCAGTAATTTCCATGTGTCTTCATAGCGATGCTTAAGCCGATCGCTATCGTTTTCAGAGCCAGCGTATGCAGAGAATTCGGCGAGGATTTTGTCCGCATCCACGGACTGAGGTGCTTGGTCTCTGTGTTGAGATCCATCATGAGGTTGCTCGTTCTGCGCGACTGTAATACCAGATGGCAGTGCCCAGGCCGGCAGTGCGGGAGCTTTCCAGTAGAACTGACCAACCTCTTTTGATTTGGCGTACTGGAACCCGGGGGCGCGCGTTGCTGAAACCACTGCGAACCCTTCTTCCAGGTTGTAGAGGTAACGACCGATCCCCCATTGCACGGCGGCGCGCTTCATGGCGCCAGAGCGACCACCTTTCACCGCTTCAACCTGTGTGTTTTCTGCCGCATCCCACTTGGTGATCCACTCGCCTTCAACCTTGATGGAAATACCGCACTCAACGCCGCCATTGTTCGGAATATCGCGGTATTCGTTACGCCAGCCAGCTTTGCCGCATACTTCATCCAGCCGCTTCATGATTGCGCGGTTAGTTACGTAGGCCAGCACCTTTGCCCAGATGCCGTTATTGTTTTTTCCCGCCTGCTGAATGCGCCACTCAATATCCTCGCTGGCAAATGGCGCATCTAACTGATCAAGGTTCATGTGTAGTTCCCCGCAAATTCATCCCAACTAATGACCGGGTTCTGCCGCTCGGCGGCCAGGTTAACTGGCTCGTCATCACCCTCCGGCTTTTCCGGCAGCACGTCGCGCATAAGGCGCAGGAATGACTCTTCATCCCACCGTTCTGCCGCCGTCATGCTGCACGCTCCTGATGAGTGATGACGTAACCCTGCTCAGCCAGCCATTCGATGACTTCTGCACCGTCGAGCTGGGGGAGTACGTCACGGGTTTTTACGGTACCGGCCAGCACAACGCCTTCCATCTCAACTTTGATGGTGTTGTGGGGGCCGACGGATGTGCGCATGTCCACGCACTCGCATGTGATATTCATGAATCACCTCAATATTTGATGTGCGCGTCCTGCACTTTGCCGCCAGCGATCGCCAGCACTGCTTTCTGCGCAAATTCTTCGGGGATGCCCTGAGCAATAAGGTCTGCGTAGACACGACGGTTGACGGTGCGGCGGTGCTCTTTGTCCGCGGCGCGTCGCGCTTCTTCTTCAGCTTTGCGCTGCTCTTCGGCCAGGCGGGCGGCTTCTGCCTCTTCCTGGCGGCGGCGCTCCGCGGCAACGGCTTCTTCTTTTTCGCGGCGCGCACGCTCTTCTGCTTCCTGCTTCTCGCGAGCTGCACGCTGTTCCGCTTCGACGCGCTGGCGTTCAGCCAGTTCTGCACGTGCTTTCTCTTCAGCTTCACGGCGCGCTGCGGCTTCAATCTCCGCTTTGTGCTTTGCTTCTGCATCGCGGCGGGCTTGTTCTGCCGCTTCCTGCTTCAGACGTTCGTCACGTTCACGCTGCGCCTGTTCCGCCTGGCGGCGCTGCTCTTCGCGGTCACGGTCAAACTTGTCATTCATCAGCAGAGCCATTTCGTGGTCTGCTTCGATCTGCGCAGCGAGCTGGTCATTGAACATCTTGTTCATCACCAATGCTTCTTCGTGCATAGCGTTCCAGGCTTCTTCGACCCGGATTCGTTCCTGCTCAGCTTCCCATTCGGTGAGTGGGCGGCGGGTGGCATCGCGTAGCTCGTCGCAGGCATCAACGAAACGCTTAATTTCGGCCTCAGCAGGACGGACAGCCTCTTTCAGTCGCTTCAGGTACTCACGGCCCGGCTTTTCAATTGCCGTCTTGCTGCGGGACACCTGCGCCGCCAGAGAGGCGACACGGTCACGGCCCTTCTTCGTGGACAGGTCCGGCACTTCGTTTACTGCCTGGCGGATCTGTTCGAGGTAAGCATCAAGGCCGCCCGCTACGTAAAGCACCGGCGCCTGTTCCGGCTTGATTTCGATGACAGTTAAGTCCGTTACTTCGCTCATGGTTTCTCCTGAAATTTGGATGTGCAGATCCCGCCCGCGTAATGCCAGGCCGATCGGTTGAATAGGGTGGTTAGTGCTGGATAGGGTTGCCGTGTCCGTCCAGAAGGACGTCAATCACGCAGTCATTGAGGCGGATGATTTCTGCATCGGTGTGCAGGTATACCCATTTTCGCTCCTGAATGACTGCTGAGACGCGATAGGTTCGGCCTTCATGCATTGCCATCATGCCGGGCGTGACGCATTGGCGAATGAGTGGGGTGGTGCCGTAATGGTTGATCATGCCTTCACCTCAACCTGTTCCAGAAGGCCAGCGATATGCATCTGCCAGCGGTTAAGCGTCAGTTTGTCGCGCGGTGCCGATACCGACGTCAGCTGCCACTCGTTATCGTTAAGCTTTTTGGCGGTGTACTGCTTGCCGTTGTGGGTGACTGTCATGATGCCTCCCTGGCGCGGAGCATGGCGTCGGCTAATTCTTTGTATTGTGGTGATTCCGGGCCGCCACCAAACGAATGGCCGTCCCATCTGCGCACAATGGATGCCATAGCCTTACCCGACATTCAGCTCAATATATGGAACGGAGACACTGTGCAGCTCCCATCGCGTTATCTCATTGCGACAGTTGAGGAACTGGACAGTCAGCTATGGACGGTCAACAGCATCAAACCGAACACAGATAACACGGTATCTCTAACCGTCGCGGAATACAGCGACGCCATCTACCAATAAGAACCGTCCCCGACCAATCGAACCCGGCCACCGCGCCGGGTTTTTTTCTATGGAATCAATATGGCCACTACACCTACTAATCTTCCAGTACCGAGCGAATCCCCGCGTGATCTGAAGTACAACGCAGGCAAAATCGACGAGTTCGTTACGTCCTCGGAATCGTCATACACAGATCGCTTTGGGAATAAGCACCATACAATTGAAGGTATTAATAAACTTTCGAAAGAAGCCATGGCTTCATTTGGCTACATCACAATGGACTCGTTCGAAGATGGCAATACATTAACGTTACCGAACCAAGTTTTGAGACTTGAGGCCACAGGCGAGTACTACCGCTGGGATGGTGCATTTCCCAAAGTTGTTCCGGATGCATCAACCCCAGAATCTACAGGTGGCATCGGTGCCGGAAAGTGGCTGGGTGTTGGTGATGCTGCATTGCGATCAGAGTTATCAAGGGAAAGTGGCGCATCATTAATCGGCTATGGCGATCGCACTGTAGAAGATAAACTTAATGAGCGGAAAAGTCCTTTCGATTTTGAAGCAACAGGCAATGGTGAAGATGATGACACATTAGCACTTCAAAAATTTATAGACGAAACTGATGGTGATCTTGATCTTGCTGGTGGCACATTTCTAATAAGTAAGAATTATGCGCTAGCTATTCAATATCCAAATGAAGCCGACTTTTCTGACGGTACTTATAACTATAGCCCATGCCTTGCATTGGTTGGAAAGAAGGGTATCAAAATTCACAATGGAACATTGCTGGTTAAGACGCATGGCCTTGATGCGTTAAGCCTCATAGCCTGTGAGCATGTTACTGTTGATTTAACTATCAAGGGTCCGGGAATCTTCCCTGCAATTGATACCACAACTGGGTATGCAGAGAAAGGAGAAGCCAGATTCGGGTACGATTCTGCTCTAGTTCTTGCACCAAATAATGCCCTTGATACCAGCGCATATACTGGCGGAGCCTACGCTGGTGTTACAGGTCAATTCCCTAAATACAATGCAGACGGCAGCCAAGCTTCAGGTTGGCAGAACACGTGGGGCAAGTTCCTTGGCGGCAACATCGGTAGCTGGGCTTGCGGTGTAAAGGTTCAACGTGCATGCCGTGGTATTCTTATCAATGACTGTGACATCTCTGGGTTTAACTTTGGTGCGGTAGGTATTGGCATCCGTAACACAGCAGCAGCCTATGGTGCAAGTGATTACACCACAGATGCAGATGTACCTGATGGCGTGATGGTTATTAATACACGTATTCGCAAGTGCTACAGTGCAGGCATCTACGTCCTCTCTGGATATCGCCTGAACTACATGGCGAATAACATCGAAGACATCGGTCACCCTGATGGGGATGATGTACTGAACGCAAGTTACGACCCAGGCTACGGTATCACACATGGTCGAAACCGAAGAATCCGTAATGTAACAATTACTGAGAATATGATTCGTAACTGCCGCCGCAAGTGTATTGACTTCCATGGTGGAGGCCAGGCTATCATCGCAAACAACCATTGCCTTGAGCATGGGGTTGTAGGTATCTACGCTAAGTGTGGACCAGGTTGGGCACCCAACTATGAACCATATAACCTGATTGTCGCTGATAACTATGTCCGTTCCCGTGATGTACCTGCCAGTGAAACTACAGGCCTACTGATCGGTGCTAAGTATACACGATGCATTGATGTTGGTGGTGGTGGCGAAGCCACGCAAGCCACATACCCAGACCCTTTTGTCAAGATACACAATAACTACTGTGAACTCCGTGCATACGATGGGGTAGCAATAAGCACAGGTGCTGGTGACGACAACTACGCCGTTTTCCAGGATATTGATATCAGCCACAATAGTGTTGTCATGAAGTGCAACACAGTCAACAATACGACTGAGGGCATAGCTGTGAATGCTGGAGCGGGGACTAACAAAGTTTACAGAGGTCAGCGCATACGTTTGGTGGGAAACAGCGTTAAGCAACTGAACAACCTTTCGCTTAACTATCGTGTAATTGGGTATAAAATTTCTGGAATTCCCAAATCAATCATCGCTCATGGAAACATTGTTGATTTAAACACATTAAACCAGGCGGGTTTGCTATCATCGTTTGTTTTGGATGGGAGGACATATATATCATTTTCTGGAAACCAAGCATTAAGCATTGGTTCTCGTAGCACAATGTCAGCCTCAGACATAATTTTCTACGACAATACAAGAATCTCTATTCCAGCAGGATCGGCGTCAACTTCAATTCCAGCCAGCTTATTTAGAGGAGTTTGGCAGGCAACCATTGCAGGATCTGGAGATGCATTTGGAGCAAGGCAGGTACAACTAGCTAACACAGGCACTACTGGCACATCGACAGATGTTGTGAGGTCATCTACGACAGGTGTTATCGCTAACATTGCGGTCGGACCATCTGGTGTTGTTATTCCAGCGATAACAAATCAAACAGATGTAACCATCAATCTTAAACCTCTGGTTCAATATGACTCAGTGCTATAAATAATGACGCCCCTCTAAGGGGCGTTATTTTACATTCTATTTATATATATTCTGTATCCATCTTTGTATTTGATTAATTTAATAAGGCTATTGTTTTTTATAATCTCTCCATCTCCTTTAAACCTTTCATCTTTTGGTATAGGTGATGATATGCCATACTGTTTCATAAGGCTATACTTGAACCTGTAGTTTGCAAAGGCAGAACCTACAAGATATTGCGATACCGGAATAGCATCGTATGTTCTCTTGACAGAATCTGGATAAGACGGGAAGCCAGATATTACTATCTTATCACCTGTTTTATAACCACATTCAATTAGGTTGTAGGCAATATTCTGAGCTACCACTCTGTCTATACGCTGATATATTTTGAAAGCATTCGATACTCCATATGCTTGGCTAAAATTGAAAGTAATAATTACCACAATCAATGATTTTGACAAAGCACCTAATTTACTCATCATTTCTACACCCTTTAGTAGTGCACAAAATGATAATCCAGCGGCTATCATCACTCTAGGCTCTACTATAGGGCTTTTCAAAACTAGATAAGGAGCAAATCCGAGAACTATTATTGCTACAAATGCAAGCACTGAAAATGCAGTTATTTCATTTCTTTCTATTGATGAAATTACCAACATAATAATTATCAATGTTAACAAAATAATACTAGGCGCAAATGCAGTAACCTTGTAAAGCATATTTATAAACAATGAGAAGTTATTTACAATTATCTTTAGGCCATCAACTGAAAGCGGTATTAGCTGAGAGTGGGTGTCCGTGTATCCAGATGTATAGGAATCTCCATCAAAGAACGCTAGCATCATTACTTTATAAATCAAGAACGAAAAGAAAAGAGATGAAAACACTTTTATGATTAAGCTAATTACATCATTTTTATTTTCATTGCAGTACCTCATAAAGCACATTAATGCAAGATATGATAAAACAAATGGTATCGATGCCTGATATATTGATATTGAAATAAATCCAATCACCACCGAACTAATCCAGCAGACAATGCCTCTCTCTGCACTCATCCTTGCCTGTAAAATAGCACCAAGACAAGATAATGACATTATTAAAGAGTCAAACCTGAAGTAAATATTACCTATGAATAAAGTCGAAGTCAGTGGTAGTAACATGCATGCTGCTTTAGCAATTGGGGATTTCATGCCAAGCTCAGCAGAGATAAGATACCCGCAAAAAGTCATCACAAAAGCACATGATATAATGGTAAGCGGAAAAATATCATATAAAACACCATCCCCAAAGAAATTTAAACCTCCGCCAAACATGCTAATCGCAGCCATTATAACAGAGGAAAGAGGCCTCCCGTTGCCCTCCCAAGCAGTAACACCAGTATCAGTCCTGAGCCAATCATCTACAACGTAGTTGTTATTAATGATAAAAGGCAATATGTATACAAATGATAGAGCCAGCGATATTAAAAATATAGACTTATCATTTTTCAGATTTTTGATCATTTTCGTCCCTTCAGCACATAACGAGGTCTATTCTTCACTTCTACGTAAATCCTGCCAATGTACTCACCGAGCACACCAATTCCTATTAGCTGAATACCGCCAAGGAAAAGAATTGAAACCAGGAGGGATGGATACCCGCGAACCGCATTGCCAAAGGCCAGGGTGTCTATAATCATCCACGCGCCATACAGGAATGCAGCACCGGCAACTAACAGGCCAATGTACGTCCACATGCGAAGCGGGAAAGTAGAGAAGCTGGTAATCCCCTCTAGGGCAAGGTTCCACAGTTTCCAGCCATTAAATTTCGTGCTGCCGGCCACTCGCTCGGCCCTGGCATACTCAACTACATCAGTACGACCTCCGACCCAGCTAAGAACCCCCTTCATGAACAGATTGCGTTCAGGCATTAGCTTAATGTTTTCCACTACCTCGCGAGACATCAGACGGAAGTCGCCAACGTTTTCTTCGATCTTTGGATTGCTGATTTTATTGTGCAGTTTGTAGAACCACTCAGCGGTCTTACGCTTCAGTCGGCCATCTGTTGAGCGATCAGAGCGTTTAGCCAGAACCATGTCAGCGCCTGCCTGCCACTTCTCGATGAGATGAGGAATTACCTCAATCGGGTCCTGAAGGTCAACGTCAATGGGGATGATTGCTTCACCGGAAGCATGATCAAGACCAGCGAAAAGCGCTGGCTCTTTACCAAAGTTGCGAGTGAACGACAGCGGAACCACAAGCGGATCGGCAACAGCAAGCGCATTGATAATTGATTCTGTAGCGTCTTTGCTGCCATCGTTTATGAAGACTATCTCGACTTCATGTTGCTGAAGCCCTTCAGATTCGCGCACGGTTTTATAAAAAATAGGTATCGCGTCTTCTTCGTTAAAGACGGGAACGACCAGAGAAATTTTCATTTCGCATCCCTAAAGACAATGAACTTTGAATAAATAAAACCGCACACCAGACTGATGGCGGAGAAGAGAATGAGGGTCACGATGGGAGCCATGCCGGACTTATCGGCAGCCCAACCAACAGCTGCGCTCAAGGATCCCATAAACCCTACATACAGTATGTAGCGCATCTTGGTTGTCGAAGACTTAAACGTGAACCTGGCGTTTGCAAAGAAGCTGAAAGACACTGCCACAACGAATCCGGCAAAGTTGCCAAGTGCCTGACCTGTATGGAATGCGTAAATGCAAACGGCGAACACAACCCAATGAATGAGCGTGTTGATAACACCTATTGATGTGTACTTGGCGAATAACTTTAACATGATAAAAATCAGTGAATTCTGAAAGGTCTGAAGTGTAGCACCACAAAGACTATTGATCGATACCGCCATTCGATAATACTGTATGTATATACAGTAACTATCGGAGGTGATTTATGGGGTTCCCGAGTCCAGCTGCTGATTATGTTGAATCACGCATATCGCTTGATGAGCGCCTTATCATGAAACCAGCCGCTACGTACTACATGCGAGCGGGTGAGACTATATACCGCTGCGGCATCATGAAGGATGCGCTGCTTGTGATTGATTCGTCGATTAAGCCGTGTGACGGCTCGCTGCTTATCTGTGACTGCAACGGTGAGTTTAAAGTGAAGAGGTATCGCACATACCCGCAGCCGCACCTTGAGAACGTAGCTAACGGGAGAAAGGAGAGGCTACCTGGTAACGATGAAGGCATTAGCGGAGCGCTACCAATATTTGGAGTCATCACGTACATCATCAACGATGCGCGGACGGGTGAGTTTGATGATTGCCCGGTGATGTGAAGGAAACTACACAGCTATACCATGAGGCATGGCTGTGTACTCTCTGTGTCACAGTTGTGTCATGCATGGATGAATCAGAAGGAAATACGACAGCTTGTAATGACACGTTATGACACAAACGCGTTGCGAGCGCGGAAAAACCAATGATATTACAGTGCGTTAAATAGTACTCTACGTTCTTCTAAGCCGTAGGTCGTAGGTTCGAATCCTACAGGGCGTGCCATTTAAAAACAGGCGCTTACGCCAGTTTCAAGCCAGCCTGATTTTCTTCATGAAACACCCATCGCGAAAGTAGCGTTAACGCACATTTTTCACAGCACAATTGACTGTTATAACAGTATTTTTCTTACGCTGTGGCAATTTTATTATTCCTCTACCATGCTCATATCACCTCACTCTCACTCGTGGGGCTTTTTGTAGTTGCTGATTAATCTCAAGGAAAAAGGTTATGAAAAAAACGACTGCTATTTTGATGGGCGCTGCATTTCTGTTTACCACCAATACCTTTGCGGCTGAACTGCTGACGAAAAACGAGTTTGAGAAAGTTGAATCACAGTATGAAAAAATCGGTACCGTGAGCACGGCTAACGAAGTCTCTGTCGACGATGCGAAAAAAGAGCTGGTCGAAAAGGCCGATAAAGAAGGTGCTGATGTACTGGTGCTGACTTCCGGTAATACAAACAACAAAATTCACGGCACCGCCGATATTTACAAGAAAAAATAATACCTTAGTAACCACCCCTGTTTCGGGGTGGTTGCGCGCCCTACCTCCCACCCAACATTGTTTCTTGCCGCTTCTCGCTCAGAGAGGCCGTTTACACTTGATTACGTATACATAATGCGTATAGTTCTCATTTGCATTTCTTTTAATAACTTTTAAGGCCCGACAACGGGTCATTTTTGCGCGCACGTTAAGAGCTCATTATGAACAACACCACAATGCACAAAACGCTGCTGGCGATTGCCATCGGCGCGGTAACCCACTCCGCTTTTGCGGCGGATGAGAAAAAAGAGGACACCATCGTCGTCCAGTTCACGGCGGGGAGTGATTTCAAACCCGGCGGCGACCAGCTGGTGCCCGCCTTCCTTGACGGGCAGGTGGCGAACGGCGGGCGCATGGGTATGCTCGGTCAGCAGAACGCCATGGACGTGCCGTTCAACATCATCAGCTACACCTCGAAGCTGGTGGAAGATCAGCAGGCAAAAACCATTGCTGACGTGGTTGCCAACGACGCGGGCGTGCAGTTCGTTCAGGGTTACGGCAACAGCGCGGAAACCTTCCGCATTCGCGGCCTGAAGTTTGACGGCGACGACATGACCTTTGGCGGATTGTCCGGGGTGCTGCCGCGTCAGGTGGTGGATGCCCAGATGGTCGACCGCATCGAGATCTTCAAAGGGGCCAACTCCCTGATGAACGGTGCCGCAAGCTCGGGCGTGGGCGGGATGATCAACCTTGAGCCTAAACACGCGGGCGACACCCCGCAGGCGAAAGTGGGTGTGGACTACACCTCGGATTCCCAGATTGGCACCACGCTGGATGCGGGTCGTCGCTTTGGCGATAACGACCAGTTTGGCGCGCGGGTGAACCTTGTGCATCGTGAAGGCGAAACCGGCGTGCCGAACGACCGCCGCCGCACCACGCTGCTTTCTACTGGTCTGGATTACAAAGGCGACCGTTTCCGCACCTCGCTGGACCTGGGCTACCAGAAAAAAACCTTCCACGGCAGCCCAACCAGCGTCAACATCTCGGCGGTGGACTTTGTGCCTGAGCCGCCGAAGAACGATCGCAACTTCTCGCAGAAGTGGGCCTACAGCGATATCGAAAACGAGTTCGGGATGTGGCGC